AGAGTTAATAGCTCCTATTGGAACTATTAAATACAGCACAATAAAAAGGGCGTAAAGAACTAACTATCAATATCCTAAGATAAATAAGAATGTCATCTGCTACTTTGAGTGAAATGTTCAATAAGAAGTATGAGGAATTTGCCACAGATCTAGTTGAAACTTTTCCGGAGTTGAAAGCGGATGTGTCTGTAGCTCTAAAACTAACCTCTACCGATCGTGTTTCAGCATACAAGGAGTCTGTATTTGCTTCAACAAAAGGACTCTCATCTGTTGATTCAAAGACCAATCCTGGAACAATTCTTCCCGGTGTAACAATAACAGACAGTCTATGGGAGTCAGTTGGTAATAAGTCTCGAATCGCCATTTATGAATACATTGCTGTTTTAAATCTAAATGTAGCGTTTTTGGGCAGTGATGACAGTGATGATTTTACTAAAGAATGGGCCGAAAAGATGATGCGCGATGCTCGAGCATCAATGGATGCCATCGATTTTGAGAAACTATCAGAGAAGTTTTTCAGTTCGTTTGGCACAAATGGAAAGAATCTTCCACCTCTTCCTGAGAAGTTCTTGAAGGGGAGACTTGCGAAACTTGCCGAGGATATGGTAAAGGAATTCAAGCCTGAGGATTTTGGTTTAACGCAGGAGGAGCTTGAAGCATGTGAGCGTGACCCGACACGAGCATTTGAGATTCTTATGTCTGCATCTATGGGAAATCCGAAGGTTATTCAGTCGGCTATGACTCGTATTGGAAAGAAACTTCAGCAGAAGGTTGCGAACGGTGAACTGAAGCCGCAGGAGCTTGTAGCCGAGGCAGAAGAAATGATTAAGGAATTTCAGTCTCATCCGGCATTTGTTGGTTTAATGGAGACCTTTCGTTCTGCCTTTAATGTAAATGAGAAAGACCTATCACGAATGCCAGGTCACACGGGGGATGGGCGTTTGGCTGAGGTTCGTGAGCGTCTTAGAAAGAAGGCCGAGATGAAGGCGAAGGAAAAGGTGGCTGTAGCCATGCCAAGCCCTGCTTTACAGGCTACAAATTCAGTTGATGATTTGGATGAATTTCCATCAATCTCGTTGCCTTCAAAAAAGGCAGGTCAACGAAAGAAGAAGTAAATATACTCAAAATAATCAAAACAGTAGCGAATGCTAAATTTAAGTGTTCTCATAGATGACAATTAACTTTAGCATATATTCATAGATATAATGACAGGTTCAAATGGATTATGCGACCCTTATGTATGGGAATACCCTTCAATAATATTTAAGACACATCCATTTATTTCAGTCCCGTATTCATGTAAAAGTGAATTAGTAAATCAAATTTTTGTAATTGTTCTAATATTTACAGTGTTCGGTGGAATTGTAAGTTTAACAACCAAAAATACACAGGGAATACTCGTTGGATTTACGGTGGGTGTTCTTTTTTCAATACCACATGTTGTAAAGATTATAAATATAAAAAGAGAGAGTGAAAACTTTGCAGATTCTGATAGCGTGGCCGAGTCAACACGAAAAATTAATAAGGCGGCGCTCAAAGTTGCACAAGAGGAACGGCGGAAAACAGGGAATACACTTCCTTCTGTAAATGTAATTGGTTCTAAGAATTCGGGTATTTCATCTCAATTATATGAAACAGATCCTTCTGCTAAAAATCCATTTATGAATGTTCTTATAGACGAATTGAAGTACAATCCAACACGTCCAAGAGCTGCAAGTGTTCTAGATCCAAGTGTAAAAGTACAATTTGATGATTTCTTTAGAACAGAATATTTTAGTGATACGACAGACGTTTTCGGTCGTTCACAGAGTCAACGGCAATTTATAACAATGCCGGCGACAAGTATTCCAAATGATGTAGATTCCTACCAAAAATGGCTCTATAAAATACCTGGAAAAACGTGTAAAGAAGGAAATCCTGATGCGTGTTTTCCTGCTACAAATGGGGGTATTGTACCGTGGTTAAGCAAGTAGAGCTATTTTTCAGTTTCATTCTCTTCAGCTATTGCAGACAACATTGATTTGGAAAGAGATTCTTTATCATTGCTGTATTCAGCATAAGATTTATGAATTTCTGCTCTATCAATTTCTTTTGATAATTGAGGTAAAGACTTTCCTGACAACTTAAAAACTGGAAGTATTTCATGATAATCAGGATTTACTACACGTGAATCTTGTACTAAGGCCGTGCCAGCAAGCATCATAAGACGTCCACTACCCTTACTATTAACATTGAGAAAATTTATAATATCTTCATATTTTTGTGTTATTATTGGCATTCTATCTCTTTGAAAATCATAAAGTGTTGGATACTGAACTCTTAATTTATTTCTTATATCACGGCTATACACACTATCTTTTATTTCTTCATAGTCATCACAAAGATATATATCAGATAATAATGTATTAATAACTTTATCATTCATTTCAAATCGCTGTCCTTCATCTTTTTCAGAAATTCCACAAATATCATTTTTTATTCTATTACATCTCTTACATGCCCAAGCATATTCAAGTATAAATTTGTTGTATGTACGATCGTCAAGTTTTGGGATAGAAAGTTTAGAATGATATAATCCTAGTAGGATTATAGCATATATTATAGGAAGAATATGTTCACATTCAGGTTTCATCCCGTCTAATTTTGGGTCAATTAATAAGCCACATATCCAGCATTCTGTTTCTCCTGCTTTGTATGGTCCGATAATATTATTACACTGCGTAGGAGCATCAGTCCGTTCCCAAATACTTCTTATCAACGAAGAGGATTTTATTTTAGGTTTAGCTAATTTAAGTTTTTCTATATTATCTTTTCCAAAAATTCCTGTAGCAAAATCTGTTAATTGATGAAGACGTCTTGTTTCACATTTATGTAGGTCATACATACGATGCGATTCTTGTCTTTGTTTACGACGTGATTTTCTCTTCTCTTCTTCCTTTTTTAACCTCTGTTCTTTAGCACTTTCCATTTTTTTCTTTAGTGCTTTTGGAGGGGCTTTTTTTGTGTAGGATGAACGCTCAATTGATAGACGAGGTTTTTTAATTTTTCTAGATGATTTTCTTACTGATGTATACGGTTCCTTAGATTTTGAACCACTTACTTTTGGAGCTTTTCGTGTACCACTTGCTCCTTTTGGAGATAATACATCTTCCATCTTAATTATTACGTATATTTTTACTGGCAAGTGCCGAAGTAAATAGCTTCTATAGAAGCTATTTACTATGAGCATACTTGCCAACAGTTGTGTGTGCGAGGCCTATAGTAAATAGCTCCTATAGGAGCTATTTACTTCGGCACAACACGGTAAACTCAAGTTTTCTTGATAGCACGTTGTGTTGTCAACTTAGCACCTTTTTTACAAGAAAATTTCTTTAATGTACGTCCCCGGGACTGTAATATTGATTTTGTACATATTGCAATTGCCGCTGATTCTTTATTTGACCCTCGTCGAACTCTCACTGTTTTACGCACAGCCTTGATACATTTACAAAATCGTTTAGCCTGTGATTCAGCCATCTATAGATAATAGTTCTTTAGAATTTTAAAAGTTCTTAAGTATAGAATCATGGAGATTAATCGTCTAACACACACGCGGGATGATGCTTGCGGTTTAGATCAATATTTCATGCAATCTGTTGGGCCCGGCAAGTATACAACAACAAATCTTGTACCAAAGGCAAAAGATGTAAACCCTCTAGCTACTAAGGAATACATGCTCTATCCTCGCGAGGGCTTTGGATTAAATAATGCAGCCATTGATTCTGACTCAGTTCTTCGCAATCAGCCCGAATTCAAAAGCAATCGCTGTTTAATTCGGGCACAGGCGCGACCCTTCCTCAGTGTCCCTTATATGGGCGGTGGGCGTGGCAATGCCGATGTAGAGACACTTCTACAGCACAGTGAAATGGTTCGTCAGGGTAAGGATTGTGGGACCATTACTGAGCAACAGTTTGATGGTGTTTTCACGCCTATGATTCCGAATCTAAAGGAAAATATTCAGAAGCCCACGAATCTAATTACAGAGGATGCGTCTCCTGGTTGGATTCGTGGCGGCCTTCCCAGCCGTGCTTACATTCGTGATGTAAACTGTTAAAGTTTGTTGAAATCAATAGTAAAATTAAATACTGCGAAGTACTTAATTTTAGTATCTACCGATAGAAATGGCATCATTGTCAGAAGCATATGATTCCGTAAACGAAACAGCAAATAAGAATGACCCTTTTGAAAATCCACAGGCATTTCACCGTTTAAAGTCTGAAGCTGAACATCCTAAAACGGCTCGGCATGTACTAGGCTTGGTTGGCGGAAATGAAGTATCACTAACTAAAACAAACTGGCCGGATGTCGAATCTGACTTGAAAGGTATTACCCGGCCCAATACAGATTGTGCATCTAGAAAGCATTTACCAGTTTCAGGTTCTCTTGTTGTCCGCAAAAATCCTAAAAATACTTTTATAATGGATACATCCAAAGACCATTTACCTTCGGTACAGATGTGGGCCTATCCTGCTGTTATTGGTCCTAAACCACTAAAAACAGAGGTATGTGTTCGCCCTGAGAAATATTAAAGGTTTAGCGTGTTGTGCTGAATTTAATTAGAGCGAAGTACTTAATTTAAGCATATACTGGTAGAAATGGCTAAACAACAAGCATTAACAAGACCCAAGTTTGATGACTATCACCAAATTGATGATATGAGAATAACTAGTTATGCAGCACGATACTATCTAAATCCTCCGGATGCAAATTGCCCTACAAGTTTTCCAGTTGACGCTACTGTTCGTATGCAACACAGTGGAGCATCTTGGCCAGCTGGTAAATGGAAGACAGATGTTGAGTCTGATTTGAAAGGTATTAATCGATTTGGTAGTCGTGTTAAAACTGGCCAGTACAACCCAGCAACAAATGAAGTGAACAATACTCGATATGTGTCTGCTCCTGATGAGTCATTTCCACAAATATTTAACCGACTTTATAATCCACCATGTACACTTCGCTCAAGCGGGTGGAATCGGTTTGAGAGTCTTCCTCATCAGCCCCAGCTCACATTCGAAACACCATTTGATTTTTTTATACCGTCACGTGATCTCGATAAAGAGTTGTGTAAGACTCACACAACTCCTGTAAATAATGTATCATAATAAATTAATAATTTATTCTATTCTAAATATTCCCTTACAGGTATATGCTTAAGTTAAGCACACACCGGTATTAGAAAAACTTAATTTTGGCACAACACGGTAGTATGGAAGCGGCAGCTCTATTAGCTTTTGCCGGATTAAGCTATGTTGTAACACAATTATCAGGTAAGAAAAAAACAGAAGAGTTCAGTAATCCTGAAAGCGATACATTTGAAAAGCCTTCCGGACTTAATTGGGATCTTAATAATCTAGACTATCAAAATGAGACACTTATTGAAAAGAAGCCTGCTGCTTCAGAGCCATATCCTGAAACGAAACGAGGGCTTATGACAAGTTTTAGGAATCCTCCTCCATTAATGTTTCCTGATACGAAAGATGTGCCCCAACCTAACCAGGAACGTCTATCATCGTCTACACCCGAAGTTTCTCTTAACCCTGCAGGACTAGAAGCAGAACCTACATACACTGATGGTAAATATGTCTATAGTGAATTAACTGGAGAAAAGATTGACAGTAATGATTTTAAACATAATAACATGACGCCTTTTTACGGAGGAAGAGTAAAACAAAATGTTAGTTCCGATGCAAATAGTGGAATTCTAGATTCATACACGGGTTCCGGTTCTTTACAAATCAAGAAGCGCGAACAAGAACAAATGTTCGAATCTTCACGCAGCCCATATGGTGTACCATTTGGCCTTGAATCGAGCACGGATTTTATTCAGAGTCGTATAAATGACCCTCGTAGTCGCGCTGGTGAGCGACCCTTTGAACCAATACGTGTTGGCCCAGCACTCAATGAGGGCTTCGGCACAACTGGTAAGGGTGGATTTCAACAGTATGAAGTGAACGAATACATGATGAAGAATATTAAGCGCACTGATGATTTACGAACGAGTGATAATCCGAAACAGACTTACAATAAGCCGGTTGTGCCTGGTCAGCATTTTGTCGGCGGACCTGCTGCAAATTCAGGCGAGGTTCGCAAATACAGACCGGATCGTTTCTATATTGATGAAGGAGGTGAGCGTCTTTTTGTCACAACGGGTGATGTAATTAAGGAAACAACACGACCTATCCAAGTTATGAAATATGTAGCCCGTCCCGAAACGTCTGCTGAATTCATTGGTCCTGCAGGTTCACAGGAGTTTGGTGAGTCATATGTTATTGGTTCGTACCACTCGCCTCAGACACAGCAGTACGGGGGGGCTGGATATCGCAATGCCGATATGACATCTTATACAACTGGCAATACGGATGCGCCTGAGGCGGATTATGGACGTTCAGCAATTGAAATCCGTCCAAATGAGCGTAACTTAACTGGTGAACGCGTAATGGGTCTCAATTTAGTTCCAGCTGACACAGGCTTGACAACTGTACACTATGATGACCCAAATCGCCCTACACGTCGCCAGGAGACAGTTGGAAACCTTCGTCAATCAGGAACACCTGTTGGGTACGCTGGTGGTGCCCCAGCAATTACAGTTTGGGATCCGAATGATGTTGCTCGCACAACTGTTAAGGAGGGTACGGTCAATTGGAATTATCTAGGAGGCGCTGGTTCTGCAGATGCGCCGAATAAACTTAAGGTATATGACCCTGATGACATTGCTAAGCCAACACAGAAGTCGCAGTTGTCTGCTAAATCTGACTATTTTGGTTCACCGAACTCGGTCAGTAAAGATTTTACGAGCCATGATTCGGCGTATAATATGCGCCTCAATCCGAACAAACAGCAGATTGCTAAGGGGCGTGACCCATTACACGGAAATGGTGGTTCTTTAGCTGTTTTCGATGGTTCAATCCAACAAACAACGCGTCGTCTTGATTCTGATTATGTAAATGACCGTACAAATGTTATAAATCGTGTTGTTTCTTTACCAACTGGTGTTGGTGATATAGGTGCAGTAAACTACAAGGTTCCTCTCAAGCAGGATGTTTATACGGCGCGCAATCAGCGTGAGATTCTCAGTGGAATACACGAGAATCCCTTATTTGCTAGCCAGGATTTGTCGCGTAATGCTGACCATGATGAGGAGTTGTACCAGGAGATGTTGCGTGGCATGTGATGCCGCCCTTTTTAGAAAAAAGCGCACCAAAAAGCGTATAAAAACTATATTTTTTAGAAAATTATTAATATTCTAAAAAATATACTATAAATCTTCCACTTTTTGGTGCGCCTTTTTCCTAAAAGCGCAGTAAAGGCCGTTTAAGGTCTGTATTATTAAATCTTTTAGAATAATGTCAAGAAATCCGTGGAAAGGCGCACTACTCGTATGTGGTGAACCTGGCACTGGCAAATCACGCTGGATTAGAGACGAGGCACAAGCAACTAAATCGCGAATCTTTCGCTGGAATGCGCGTATAGATCGTTCTCTCCGCGATGGTCGTGAAAAACTCCACCAGCAAGTTCGCTCTAAAGAACCCCTTTTTGTATGGATTGAAGGTGTTGATGATTTGACTCAAGAGGCACAGGCGTTTTTGCGAAGAATTTTAGAAACGGCATCCCCAAATGTTGTTTGCGCTTTAGAAGTCCGGGAACTTTGGAAGATGTCTTCCCCAATTCTTTCAAGATGTACAATTATTTCTATGAAATCGGACAAATCTTTTCGCTCCGAAAAGAATTTACAAAAAGCAATTCATCTTGGTTTAATTGTTTCTTCTCAAAAAATTACACCAACTCTTAAAGATCTTCCGGCCCTTCGCTTAAAAGCTGAAGACCCCTATAAATTAATTGAAAATGTCTGCAATTTTAACTCAAAAGATACAATAAAATCAATTAAAATGATTGGAGCTGGTTCATCTCCATGGATTCAATTGGCAAATATATTGGCGCGTCAAGAAATAACAATTGAAGACAATCCTTAAAATAGTATGGAAGAAGGAACAAGTGTATATGCTGAAGCAAAGGGTGAATACACTCGCCAACTTTGCCAGTATCTTACGCCAGTTCTACAGAAATATTTTTTAGATATGATTGAACTCGCTAAGGAACGGGAGTCTGAGCCGAAAAAGCATCTTATCAGTTTTCAGACTCTTTTAGAGGGTGTATCAGAATGGAATATTGACAAGGTTCAGCGGGAAACTCAGAATATTGCTATCAATACACAGTGTGATTATTTGGAGGAACTTCTTACAGCTGTTTTTATTGCGCACACGAAAGTACTTTCATCAATTCGATTAACAAATAAAAATAAGAAACTTCAAATTACAATTCCAAAACTTGAGCATTTTCTTCATAGAACACTTACTGAGTGTTCTCGGCTTATGTGGAGAAACACCTTTCTGTTTGCTTCCACTGGAACGGCACTCGAGCGTCAGAAAAACATGTGTCAAATTGAAAACTTAATTCGAGAGGGCATTCTTCAAGGTGTAAGATCAATGCTTCCTGTGAAAAGTATTTTACGAGAATATCTTTCAACTGATGAAACGGATGAAGAAGAGGAAGAGGAGGAAGAGGAGGAAGAGGAAGAGGAAGAGGAGAAGAAAGAGGAGGTAGCGGAAATAAATAAATCTCCGACTGGGCCTACTCTTGTATCAACAGGGCCTGCAAATATCCCTGCAGCGCCTGCTTATGCCCCAACAGGCCCTACAAATTTTGATTCAGACTTAAATCTTAAATTGAAAGAATTTGATATTGCTGCTCCTATTATTTCAAAACCTTCAACACCTATTCCATCAAGACCCTCTACCCCAGTTCCGACAAGACCTGCTACATCTCCGGTAGTACCAACTATAATTTTAGATGGTGCTCCTCGTGTTGAATTTAAAGAGACAGAGAGCTTCTTTCCTAAGCAGCCAACTGAAACAAATGTACTTGAGGAAGCCGATTTAAATGAATTAGAGGAGGTTGATATATCTGAAGCACAGGAATCAACTAGTTTAGATTTTAGTGAGTTTGAAGTGCTCTGAGAGGGGTTTAAAATTATTACATGCTACATTTAAGAAATTCTTCAAGAATTTCTTAAATATGGTATTTAGTCGCGCAGAATTAAATTCGTTTTTTTCCTCTGAGGCTACAGAATGAGTGAATCAAATTCATCTTTATATTGGGTTGGTGGAATTGGAACTGGTTTATTTATATCGGGCATGAGTGCGGGTGGTATGTGGCTTCTTGAGAATAAGGTGCCCACGCCAAAAACAATTGGGCGTGATTTTATTTTAGGTTCCGTTCTATTTTTTATTCTTTTACAGCTTATCCCTGATTCAATGTCATCTTTAGTAGCTGGTATTATTTCATTTGTAGTACCGAAAGTCGTTGAGGCTGCAAATTCATCTATGCCTGGAGTCATTGAAAATGTTGTTGAAACTCTTACATCAACTGTGGCTCCGATGGAAGAAATGGAGGTTCGTGTAGGGGTTCCTCGCTTTTAGTAAAAGGGCCCAAAAACTTAATACCCTTAACAAAAAAGCGAATAAACCTTCACTCCAGCAGGCAACTCTGATTGCGGTATTTGAAATGAATCAAATACCGGATTCATAATTTGCTGGGATGGTACAGCCAAATGAACATATTCGGCAATATGTTTATAAAGGTCAAACCCTGGAAATCGCTCAGTTCCATCAGGATTTATAAAAATATTTTTCCCTTTATCATCAATCATCCATTTCCAAATCATATTATAAAGCGGCGAAACTGTTTCGAAAACTGTAATACCCTCTTCTTTACTTAAAGTCACACCTCCAACCTTTTCAGCAGGTTTTTTAGGAAAAATACCATCAATCATACTGACAGCAAGACGACAGAGGTCAAATGACGGATTTGGGGGTATTTCCTTCTTAACTTTCTTAACAAGTGGAACAAACTCATATTGACCTTCAGCATCATTATCCTTCTTGAAATCATCCGAAATAAACATTTGACCATTCAATGTAAAAATTGCCCTACCAAAATCAATAATACGAAATAGTTTTCCATAGGTCGGTACCTTAAAAATAAATCCAGCATTATTTTTATAATAGATATATTCAAGTGTGGTTGTTGACCATACAATATTATTTGTATGAAGGTCATTATGAGTAAATCCTAAAAGAGTCTGAATACATGAGAGGGCAGATATAATCTGAAAAAGCCACGCAGACCATTTGGCCTCCCATTCAGTTGTTCCAGGAGACGATGCAACAATATCTATAGATTCAAAAAGTGCATCCATTGTTCCTTCGTTTTGTTCTGTTAAAATAAGCATAACACGATATGATGGAATATCAATATAAATTGCATAATCATCTGTACACGATTCATCTGAATCAGATTCACCGGAATCTGATGAGCTTGATTCGGCAATTTTTATATCATTCATTGAATCTGCAGATTTTAATGAATACTTATCACTATCATCTTTAATATCGTCAAATGACAATACAATAGATTCACCATCATTTGATACAGAATAACTGTCATCATTATTTTCGTCAAGCTGTTCCATAATTTCATTCAACACGTCTTCAGGAACAGGCTCATCAGGAGATTTTTCATTTATCACGTGAAACTTGAAAAGATTTTTATTGAATCCTTTCCAAAACCATCTTTCATATTTGTATGACTGATAATCATCCGTAAGATTGTATCGATAGATACCGGCTGTTGCGCAAAAGGCCCCATAAAATGAATTGAAATGGGGACTAATATCCTCTTCATTTAGTCGACCAAGAGAATAAGCAGCAATTGTTTCAACATATGCTTTATTACCAGGATCATTAAGTTTCTCTACAGTTTTTGAATAGACCTTGCTTTTATCAGAAAGTGAGTATTCACCTTTAATCCATTGTATAGGGTCTAAAAGATGTGTAGCCTTCATGAAGGCTTTTCGAACTTCTGCTGATTCAATATTCGAGTCGGAAAGATCCTTGTTTGGAAATACGTTTATTAAACATGGCCCAGCGGTTCCGGAACAATCAATTGAAAGAATTCTCCACATTTGATCCATCCAAATTTCTCCCGATGTGGATTTCCATTTTTTCAAATTGAAAAGTTTTTTCAGAGTTGGGAAAAAGGTTTGGAGGTTTTGGTAACCCTTCACTTCTGTTAAGTCCTTTGAAAGTGGAGCTAATCTAAATTTTGGAACTGGTAAGGCAGTACCCCGGAGCATCTTGCTCGTATTGAGAACATAGAAATACATAGCGACCGCATATCGTCCCACGGAATGCGTTGTAATTTTTTTGATTATTAGTATATAGTCAAATGGCACAGTCGGCACATGTTAATTTCAATATTAAACGATTCGATATGAAGCGTATTCCACAGGATGCAGTTGTAATTTTTATTGGTCGTAGGCGCACAGGAAAATCTACCTTAGTTCGCGACCTACTTTTTCATCACCAAGATATGCCTGTTGGAACAGTTATTAGCGGTACGGAAGAATCCAATTCATTTTATGGAAAAATGATTCCTCCAATTTTCATTTACGGTGAATTCCAGCCAGTCATCTTGGACAATTTTGTGAAGCGACAGAAAATGATTACGGGAAAAATCGAGAAGGAAAAACTTGCTGGTATTCGCTCGAAGATGGACCCGCGTTCTTTTATGATTCTCGACGACTGTATGTATGACGATAGTTGGACACATGATAAAAATATTCGATACCTTTTTATGAACGGCAGACACCAAAAAGTGTTCTTTTTGATTACTATGCAGTACCCGCTAGGTATTCAACCAGCTCTTCGTACCAATGTAGATTTTGTCTTTATTTTGAGAGAACCGTATCTTAATAATAGAAAACGCATTTTTGATAATTATGCAGCGGCTTTTCCGAGTTTTGAATTTTTCTGTCAAATTATGGACCAATGTACGCAGAATTTTGAATGTATTGTAATTGATAATACGAGTCTCAGTGCAAAACTAGAGGATTGCGTTTTTTGGTATAAGGCTGATACACATGGCGATTTTCGTATTGGTGCTGCTCAATTTTGGCAACATTCTGCTTCATACTATCGTGATAAAGATGAAGAGGAAATGAATGTATATGATCCTAATGCAGCTAGAAGGTTAAAGGGGCCCTCTGTAAATGTTCGCAAGAATTAACTTTAGCACTTCCTGATACAACTGTTAGGAAGTAGGCTAAGTTAATTGCCCCAAAGGAGGCAAATAACTTTAGCACTTCCTGATAGAATAATGAAGTTATCTATATTATTACTATCAGCAATGGCAGTAGCATTATTAGTAGCTGATAGATATTTGAGAATATTGCCATATATACAAAAAGTACAGGTTGTTAATGAGCCATTTCAAATGCCACGGCAGATCTCAGGGCGTGCTTGTGGAAATAGAAAACCCCCCTGTTTAAACAATGAAAAGTGTGGTAATGGTTTCTGTATTTCTACAGAGCCGGCATCTTTAGTTGAAAAAAATCCTCTTCCGGTTTTACCTTAATATATAATCTTTTAATCTTACAGAATGAATATTCCTAAAGGGGCATATAGTATATTTGGACTTTTTGTAGTACTAGTACTTGTAGTTGCCTTTTTACCTGTTATCCGTAATACATTTGCCCCCTTATTTCCTGAAGGATTCCGTACACAGGATTGCAAAGGTGTAGTATGTGAAGAGGGTGAATTCTGTCAGGAGAACGTATGTCGCTCAGTTAGTGCCAATGCTACAAATGATGTTGTCGGATATGGCCTTTAACATATTTTTTAGAAAAACTTTTTGGTACGCTTTTTTCTAAAAAGCGTAAAGCGTGCCAAAAAACGCTTTTTAGAAAAAAGCGTAGCAAAAAATATTTTTTATGAAATTAATAATTTCTCAAAAAATATTTTTTAATTTCCTATCATCATTAACTGTCTCGCTCCATCTTTCGAGCAATTGCGAGGTCAGCCGGCCCATCCCCACCAAACATTGAATGGTACTCAGGGCCACCAGTAGCACTTGACGGCAACTCCGATGGACCTACCACATCAGGTGTTGAACCATCTGCCCCGCAAATCGGCTTCTTCTTAGAAGCTGTCGCACGATTCTCACGCTCAAACTCCTCACGTGCCTCCTCATTCTCCTTGTACTTCTTCATTAGCGTATTAAGTTGCTCCTCAGCATACTCCTGCTCAGGTACGTCTGCTGGTGCAGGGTCCCAAGGAAGCCACTTCCCGACTTCAGCTACGAAAATATTGTGAACAGGGTCTGCGCGCTGAAGCTTCTTTGAACGAGAAACTGCCTCTTCCTTTGAGTTATAAGAACCACGCACCTTGAGTCCCCGAACACTGGTCCGAAACTCATTCTTGGCAAAAAACTCATCCTCGAGCTTTACCTTATTTGAAAACATAAAGTCATCAAAATTCTCCTTTAGCTTTGATGCTGTTAGGTCATTCTGCTTCTCATTGTAATACTTCTGAAGACTATCCATTACAAGGTCGACACGAACACGAGCATCACGGAGAGTCTGTGCTGCTCCGCTTAGGTCCTTTACATCTGCAGCATCTGCATCTGCGTTAAGTTTATCATTTATACTCTTGACTTGAGACATTAAATAAGTCTCAAAGGTCTTTACACGAAATGAAAGTTCGAATGAATTGAGAAACTTTTCAAAGAAGAAAAGTTCCTTGTTCGCGAGAACCTTCTCCGGACTTAAAAAACTTAACAGGCAAAACTTCTGCCCCGGAACATCTGCATCCTCCGTAAGAAAGTCTTCACGTTGTTCTGCCATTCTGATTTTGTTATTAACAAGAAGTTTAAGTACTATTTATTGGCAAGTGCTCCAGTTGAAAACTTCTATAGAAACTATTTACTATAAGCATACTTACCAAAAGTTATGTTATGGGCCATGTTAACTATCCCCTAAAAGAGGGTGGTTAACTTTGGCACAACACTGTATAAAAAATCTTATAACTTAATATAATGGACGCCACTTCTGAAATTGTTAATAGAGTTATTAAATACCTTGTTGAGGGTCTCTTTGTTGCTGTCGCCGCTGTTTTCATCCCGAAGCGCTCACTCCCTGCAGATGAGATTCTAAGCCTCGGTCTCGTCGCCGCGGCAGTCTTCGCCATTCTTGATGTCGTCAGCCCCAGCATTGGTTCATCAGCCCGCACGGGTGCTGGGCTAGGACTTGGTGCAAATCTCGTCGGCTTCCCTATGCGCTAGGAGCTTTTTTGGAAAAAGCCTGGCAAAAAGAGCTTTTTTTGAAAAAGCTCAGCAAAAAACTGATTTATAATGAAATACTTACTTTAATTTAAATTAAGTATTTCATAATACTAAGAGTTGTGTTTTAGGCCGAATTAAACAACCCTTAACGGGTTGTTTAATACCGGCACAACACTGTATAAAAATTCACAAATCAAATGCTACGCACAAATTGCCAGCGTAAATCCTGACAAATTTTCTGCCAAATCTTATCCTGTATGTAAAGCTTATCGCGATTTTTCAGTAAAGTAAAACACGATAGGTACTCATCGAGCTCTAGAAGCTCACAGAATTTGTACAATACATAGGAATACGACAAAAAATTATTACGGTCTTTCGGGCAATGTGCTTGAAATGATGGCTGAATTTCCTTAAACATATAGCGCAACTTCTCCTCAATTTCACGGCTCATAACAGCACCTGTTTGGCCATTCAAGCGATTAATAATATGCGGAATATGCTCATAGTATTTATTAAATTTCAGCTTTTTTAGAATTTCCTTAACCTTTGAAGCCTTCAAAGTTCTAAAATCCATAATTCTCTCCTTCTTGAGTTCAATCAAAATTGCATCATACACTTCCTGTGGAATTTCAGTACTCTCTTTGGCCTGAAACTGCGCAAGCCACTCATTAAAATGATTAATACGTTTATATGCGTAGTAACTAATTTCACGCGGCGGGTCCTTATAACTCGGTTTATCAGAATCAATAAGAACAAAATCCTGAAATCCGCACTTACAACATGTAAAAACAGCCTCATTTGCTGAAAAAATCATTTCAGTATCACAATGAGGGCAATCGCCAAATGTCTCAAATTCAATTTCGTGTGAACCACGCGCATGTTTAGGATCAATTCTCTGAAGATATTCTTCTAGAAGTTTATCACGACGAAGTTCCTCTCCCCTTTTTTCTTGTGGAATGTGAACAGGTGCAACATATGTTTCATCAGTTTTTGCTGCCTCTTCTAAGGCAGCCATAATACTACCAGGCTTCGCCTTTACATTTATACGTTTAGGAGCGGGGTCAATACCCCTCTGAATTTTATCCTGTATATCATAATAATTGTATAAAATTTCACCAGTATTTAGAAAATAGTCATACATTTCCGAATTAGATTCAATATTTGTAATATTTTTTTTTAGTTCGTTCTCCTCCTCTTCAATTGCCGAAAGTTCAATTGGATTCTGACACTCACTCTTTTTCAACTTAATTTTCGATATTTCCAATTTCATATCATCAATATGAGTTGCCTTATCTTTTATTTGTGAAACATGATATGTATGAAGAGCATCTAGGGTAGTTCTTGCCTCAGGGTTACTTCTTCTTGTCGGTTTTATATTGAAAAATGCAGCCATTCTATTGGTCTCATAAGATTTCGTTTAGGTTCAAAAGATTCTGCGAATTTTGAAGAAAAAGACTTACTCCCGGCAGTAGATTTTGGCTAAATTTTCTATCTTTTCCAATCTTTCCAATCTTTCCAAATTTTATTTCTAAATCCAGGGTATAAACTAAAATGACTGGTGGTGGTTTAATGCAGCTCGTCGCCTATGGCGCCCAGGACGTTTACCTAACCGGTAACCCGCAGATTACTTTCTTCAAGGTCGTGTACCGCCGCCACACGAACTTTGCCATGGAGTCCATTGAGAACCCTTTCAATGGCTCACCTGGCTTTGGCCGCAAGGTTACGTGCACGATTCAGCGCAATGGTGACCTAATCCACCGCATGTACCTCCAGGCCACGCTCCCTGCCGTGACGCTCCAAACCTCTGACGGCTCAGGTGCCCAGTTCCGCTGGCTCAACTGGGTCGGTCACAATCTTGTCAAGAACGTTGAGATTGAGATTGGTGGCCAGCGCATTGACAAGCACTATGGCAACTGGCTCCACATTTGGAATGAGCTCACGCAGGAGGCTGGCAAGCAGGCCGGCTATGCCAAGATGGTTGGCAATGTCCCCCAGCTCACGAATCTCCTAGTCCAGGGTGGCGAGCCTTGCGACAACTACTGTGCGTCAGGTGAGCCCAATGCGTCATCTGAGGTCGGCAGCTGCGCCCCTGAGTACACGCTCTACATTCCTCTCCAGTTTTGGTTCTGCCGCAACCCTGGCCTTGCTCTCCCTCTCATTGCTCTCCAGTACCACGAGGTCCGCATCAACCTCGAGTTCAAAGACATCCGCAACCTCTGCTGGGACGTTACGCCCCAGCTCACGTCCAACCTCCACACGATTCGTGACCGCGTCAACAACGCGAACCTTGTCGCTGCCTCTCTCTATGTCGACTACATCTACCTCGACACGGACGAGCGCCGCAAGTTCGCCCAGGTCTCCCACGAGTACCTCATCGAGACGCTCCAGTTCACGGGCCAGGAGTCAATCACGTCCTCATCCAACAAGCTCAAGCTCAACTTCAACCACCCCTGCAAGGAGCTTGTATGGGTTGTCCAGCGTGACTCATACGTATCATGCAATGATGCGGATGTCAACCCCTGGAAGGGCCAGCAGCCCTTTAACTTCTCTGACTGGTGGGACCGCTCCGTCCTCGAGTCAGGCTACTCCGTCACGCGTGTCGAGGGCATGGCTGGCTACAACCCAGTCGTCACGGCCCTCCTCCAGCTCAACGGCCACGACCGCTTCCAGGTTCGTGAGGGCCGCTATTTCAACGAGGTCCAGCCCTTCCAGCACCACACGAACATCCCCGCTGTTGGCATCAACGTCTACTCATTCGCTCTCCAGCCTGAGCAGCACCAGCCCTCAGGCACGTGCAACTTGTCACGCATTGATAACACGACGCTCCTCCTCACGGTCTCCAACAACACGGTTGGCTCCGTCAACTCTGCGTCAGTCTATGTCTTTGCCACGAACTACAACGTGCTTCGTGTGATGAGTGGCATGGGTGGCCTTGCTTATAGTAATTAAGAATCTGTGGACATTTTTATGTCGCACTCAAGTCATGGTGCTTGTTTTTACCTATTTTTAGTATGTGAGCTGTCCCCACTAAAATTTAAATACCTCCCATAATCTGAGGACACTAAAAACTTTAAACATTACTATTTTAAAAATAGGAATGTTTAAAGCTAAGAGTTAGCTATAAAATCTTAATCTTTCATATAAATAAAATAAGGTGCCAAGTAAATACTGATAATTAAAAATACGATATTAGTATCATAACTTGTTTGGTTCAATAAAGCACTAAGTATAACAGCCATGATTACTAGAAAACTATCTCCTAATAAAGCACCAGTACCTGCTTCTTTTGAATAACCTTTGAAAAAATCTAACATATCATTTGAGCCTTTAGGAATACTGGTAAATAAAATGTAAAATAGAAAGTCAAAGATTATTTGAATGAATACACATATAGCCGCAAATGCTGTCAAACCAACATCTAGACCACTTTTATAAACTAGATATCTTCCTAATAATATGTACAAAACACCAATCAATATATCAGCAATCATAGCAGATAATCTATATTTTTTATACCATCCTCCTAAAGTTTTTGTTGTGATATAAATTTGCGCGAAAGTAATAAAAATGATAAATAAATCAGCATAAATATTCGCTGTTATTATGGGTACATATTCAAATTTATTATTATAATTTATAGTA